ATTAAATTTAAATTTAATGCATGTTTAATTTAAGTAAAAACATATTTAAGCCCATATTTAACTATTTACACGGCGGAATACATTAAAAATCATAGTTTAGTTTAATTACGAGTTAAAAAATAGATTTGTTAATAATATATATTTAAACGGGACGAAAAAGGCAGTGAAAGGGCGGTAATATGGATTTATTAAAGCAATCAATACAGGATAATAATCCTAATTTGAAGCAATCATCAATAAATCAGTATATATGTAACGTTAAAAAGACGCTTGAATTGTTAGAAGGCGGATTAGATGACCCCATTGATACGATAAATAATAAATCAGATGAATTAATTGAGGCGATTGAAGGGTTAAATGAAAACACGCAAAAGAATAAATTGAATGCTATTTTAAAGGTTGTTGATAGTGATAGTGCCACGGCTAAAAATTATAGGGATAGACGTGATTTATTGCAATCCCGCTATAATGACAGGGTCTCATCGGGTGAGAAATCCGAAAAAGAAGAAGAGAGGATGATTACAAAAGAGCAATATGATTACGTTTTAGATACATTACATCAAAAAATTGATGGATTGAGTAAATCTGACTTACCATTAAAGAAAAATCAATGGAAATATTGGCTGGGATATATGCTATTAAGTCTATATAAGGAGATACCATTAAGAAATGACCTTGCAGGTATGATTGTTATTGATAATAAAACATGGAGAGAACATAGATATAAGTTAGATAACACTAAAAATTATTTAGTTGTCGGTGCAAGGATTGTGCAAATCATACTAAATCAATATAAGACTAATAAGACATATGGACGCAAAATTATAAAAACATCTCCGGGTTTGGCTAAAATTATAAAGAATTACTTAACTTTAAAGCCAGAAGGTAAATATTTTATAGTAAATAACCAGGGTTTAGAGATGTTAAATACAACGTTGAGTAGATTTATAAGCAATTTATTCTTAGAATTTCTGGATACTCAAACAGGCATTACGGCATTAAGAAAATCATATTTAACGAATAAGTATGGCGATATTAAGCAAGAAATGGCTGAGGACGCTAATATAATGGGTCATTCAGTGGCCACACAACAAAAAATATATGTGAAAAAGTAATACAATTAACATGTAATTATCATGTAATTAATCAATTACTTCAATATTTTTTTTTAAATAGGGTTTAATTGTGTTTATATCTGGCTTACTATTAATTGCGATGTGTTTATTTGACTGTGCCGGATTTGTAATTTATAGTATATGTATATTTACAAATCCGGCACACCTAATTATTATGGGCTTAATGACGCTAAAACAGTAAATAACGACGATTAAACACCTAATGGCGAATTAACACAGCGAAAATCGGATTGAATGAGCACCATCTACAGAGCCAAGGCCAGAAAATACAGTAAATAGGATACGAGCACCGCTACCCTGGGGGACAATAGAGGTAATAGTAAGTGTTAGTTTAGGGTCTGCAGTTTCAAGACAGCACTGAACGCCAACCTGCTGTAATTCAAGGTCAGACCACGCTACCTGAATTGCTAATGGCAGTCCGTTGCCGGCCACGATAGCACCCGGAGATTGCCACGTCGCTTTATAAGACCCGGCTTTATCTGTAAATACGATATCGTTAATGCCTATTGCCTCCGAGCCAACAGAGACACGACAAGCCGACGAATTGGCGGCTAACTGGAAGCCCGAAAATGCGTTTTCAAGATTGGAAATAGACATAATTATATTGTTATAATTGACTGTTATATATACTTATGGCTTCTATTCTCTAATATATAAAATAATGTATCGCACTACTTCGTTTTGTATTAATCACATGTTAATCACATGTTAATTCTACCATAGAAATGAAAAATAACCTGTTTTCTTTTTATATACACTGGGCTTTAACATATCATTCTTATTTTTTAATCCTTCTTCTTCTATGGTACGTAATACATCTTCAAATTTAAGTTTATTTACATATGTTTGCTGTTCAGTATCTGCCCTTTCACGTAATACCTTAATCTCTCTTACGACATCATCCATGATTTAAAGAATTAAATATATATATTATACTACTAATCTTTATAATATAATGGCGGAGGTATTGACCACTGCTGGGATAGTTACATTAGTTGCCATCACAACGGCAAAATTAGTCTTATCCATTGCTAAACGATTTAAGAAGTCTCGCTGTACTGATAGTAAAGGGCGTGAAGTAGAAGTAGAGTTTGGCTCAGGCTCTGAGAGCGACACTGAGACATCAGAAACGCCACCACGCAGACATAAACACCGAAGGCATCGTAGTCATAGTCATAGAAATAAAAGCAATTAAATATATAATAAATATATATATATACTATAATATATAACGTAGTGGCAAACACAGTGGTAATATAAGCAAAAATGAGTATTAGTAATTTAGCATCAAGCACTGCTAATACTATAGCATGTGACCGCATTGTGTGTAATTCTATGCAGTGTGATGATGAGGCTGACCATCAAAATCTAAATTGCACGTCAATAATCACGGATACAATTCAGATTACCTCCCCGACATATAATTTTATGGAGTGTGGTAGCACTGGTCCTCAGTCATTAGCAACCCAGGCGGTTAGTTCAATAGTAAATTGGGCCGTAACTAATCAATTAGGTTCGGCAATTGTTAAGGCTGATGTTGTAGACCCGTTAGACAATGCTTACGATTTTATTGTGTTAGAAGATGGTATTTATAGTGTTGAATGCACTATGTCCTATCAGGCCGGTGGGGGGCAGAGAGGCTCAATAATCTATTTACAAGGAGGAAATAAAGGACATGAACTTGACAACAACACGGGATTTGAAAATACACGGATACAAGTGTCAGCAAGAGATTTTATGGTAGCGGGTGATAGGATACGAATTGGAGCATTTCAAAATTCTGGAGGTAATCTTGATGTGTTAAGTGCAGGGTTGAACCGTCTAACCATTTTTAAGGAACAGTAGATATGAGAGAAAAAAACTGTGCCGGATTTGTAATTTATAGTATATGTATATTTACAAATCCGGCACACCTAAATTAAGATATCTATTTTTTTTAGTTAAATGTAATTAGAGGACGCATTGCTACTCCGATTGGTGCTTTAGCATAGTAATTTTGATTTACTTTACTTCTAACATCAAAGCCGTGTCCTTGTGCATACCCGCCATTTTGATTATATAGAAATCCTCCAGCCGTTATACCGGCTCTGGCACGGCGTCGTCGTCCCTTCTCCTTTTTTCTTAAACCACGTTCATTTAATGCTTGAGTGTATGCGTTATTCTGCATTGTTAAAGCCCCCCAGTAAGTTCTTTGATTGCTTGGATTGGTATTATAGTATAACACGTGTTTATATGACATACCATAGCCGGATATGTCGCTATCGCTGTCTACTGCGTAGTCGCTATCGCTCCCACTGTCGCTATCACAATTACCGCAACCACCCTTACCTTGAAGTATTTGATTAATCTTTGCTTTAATATCTGTGGCTACATTTGATAATGACGAAATCCACTCTGGGACTAAATCACCCACATCCTGTAATACAAACTCTGCTATATCTTGTGTAATTTGCATACCGCTTGACTGCAGAATATCCATTATGAACCTCTGGCAATTGTTAGATGTGGCCTTATAATCATAAAATTGACTATCTCCTACTGCTTTTCTTGTCATGGCTAATATCGCATTTACATTATCTGGGGTCTTATTTGTGATATTAACAGGGATACATTCGGTTTTTGCTGGGATTGAAGCCTCTATTGATGCCTGAAGGTCTTCACGCTTATCTAATCGTAGCCATTTACTACCTGGTAGTTCAAATCGGATAGATAAGTGATATAATTTATCGTATGGGACGCCGTTTTTAATCATCTTAATGAATTTAATTAAGTTTTCATCTAATGCCTTACGACAGACCATGACACGGCCATATTCACTATTTCCGTATTTATCTAATACTTTACGTGAAGAAGGCGTAAATTCACGGCGTCTGCCTAATAACTGCTTAAATTGACCTATTACGTCATATATTCCTTCTCCTTCCATTTCTGGAGGTGTATTTGTTCCCTCAATTAAATATACGTATGCATTCACATTAGTAGTCTGAAATTTACATTTACCTACTGGGGTTACTGTAAAGATGGGCAAGTCATTGATAAGTTCATCCCAATCGTCATATTGTTCATCTGTATCAATATTATATTGTTTTAATAATTCATTCTGCTTCTTTTTTGTAATACCACGCATATTTTCTAAATCTATGATTTGCTCTCCAATATTGTGTTTTTCACTCCAAATTTCAGGTGCAATCATTATCATGCTAGGTCGTATGTTACTGGGGTTATATTTTTTCATCATTGCCAAAGCCTTAAAAAGAAAATTCAAATAATAATGTTTATCTTTTGTCCTTAAATCAGTGAAAGGAGGGTTCATTAGTATTAAATCATAATCATTCTTTTCAATCTTTCTTTCTAAAAAGTTATCATTTGTGATAGTGGCGGCGGGATAATTCCATTTTAGAAAATCTGCGAATTCCTTATTAATTTCATTTGCTTCTACTTTTGCAGGTGAAGCGGTGTCATATAGAGAATATAACATACTACCAAGACCGGCTGTCGGCTCTAATACGTGTCTGGACGCCTTCATTTTTTCTAAAAGTTCAGGGTGTGATAAGCAAGATAGGGGTGTAGGGTAGAAATCCCGCCAATTAGGAGACATTAAAACGTCAAGGACGCCTTCATACATCTTATCATCCTTTGATACCGTCCGAAGGTTCTTCTTTAGAGAATTAAGGGCTCTGGTTGATTTAACACCTTTATAATCTTCATATAAATTATAAAGTTCTTTCTTATTTCTTATCTGTTCTCCTGTTGCTTCTTCTCCTGTTTGCTTCAATTCTTTTATTTTCCTTTCCAGAACTTTAGCCTCTAATTCTCTCTGTCTAAATTGACGGTAATAGTATTTCATGTCATTCACATTTTCTACGTCTTTTGCCATCCGTATGTTAGTAAACATCTTAAACTCCCCAGATGAGATTGCCTTTATCAATTCATCCTCGGATTTATATTTTAATTTTTGTTTAAAATCTTTTGAGTCATCAGATAAATTTGCTATTTCATTACGATAGGCATTATATAAAGCCCTTCGGTCGTTCTCCTCCTCCTGTTTTAACATAGGTAGAATGTCTTTCAAATCCCTAACAGACGGATAGGTTTCCAGTTTTCCAGTTTCCTTTAAAACCCTTTTAGAAATTCCAAATCTCCCAGGCCACTGTAGATATCTTTGCCACTCAACATCTTCATTTTTTGCTAATTTATTAAACCCGATATACGCATCTTTATATCTCCTATACGCCTGTCTTACATCCCAATCCGTAATGATACCCTTGAGTTCATCTTCATTCATTCCGTCTATTTTTTGCAAAAAGCCATTAAAATCATCTATATCAATAACTGACAAAGCCCTCTTTTTCTTTTCAAAATATTCTTCTAATATTTTTATATTTTTTAATTGTTTATTTTGAAGTTGCTGGAGTGTATCTTCTCTGCTTGGTAAATATTCTGGCTGGGGTTTTTGTTGCTCTTCTTTCTTTCTATCTCTATCTGCACGCATTTGTACTATTTTTCTTTCTTTCTTATTTGAAACTGGCTTGTTTAGCATCTTCTCTAATTCACCACTCTTTACCATTCCTTTATAGATTTTATCTGGATTTATTTCATAGATAGAATAATCGTCTTCATCTCCTATATTATAATCTTCTACATCATACTCACTAATTCTACCTAAATAATGCATAGTATAATCGCCTAATTTTTTATTATTTAAGTCTTTCAATACTACTAATTGTCTTAGTAAAACCTCTTCTCTTCTATAATTTTCCTCAATGCCTTGATTTAAATATTCTTTAATAATATCCATTGTTTTAACTGATGGGCTCTTGGATTTAAGTGCTTTAATCTGTGCGGGGGTAGGTGTCGGTATCTCTTCGGCTTTAAATACATTGAAATAATCAATTACTCTATCCCATTTTGCTTTTGTGATACCTGCCGGCTTATATGCGGTGATACGCTCACGTGGCCTCATTTTTTTAATATTATCTTCTAAAAGTCCCTTTACTTCTTCTTGAGTATATGTCGCCGGTTTATAATCAAATTTTTCTTCCAGTATAACTTTAACCTCATCTGGTGACATATCAAACATATCTTCAAACCAGTCATCTGTTGCTTCTTGTTTGCCCTCTGATGGCTTCGCCGGTGCCCTAGGCTTTGCCTGTGCCTTCGCTTTAGCCTTTGCTTTAGGCTGTGCTCGTTTGGGGGCTTGTTTTGCTTTAGGCTTGGGCTGTGCTTTAGGCTTAGGCTGTGCTTTGGGCTTAGGCTGTGCTTTGGGCTTTGGCTGTGCTTTGGGCTTGGGCTGTGCCTTAGGCTGTGCTTTGGGCTTGGGCTGTGCCTTAGGCTGTGCTTTAGGCTGTGCTTTAGGCTGTGCTTTAGGCTGTGCTTTGGGCTGTGCCTTAGGCTGTGCTTTAGGCTGTGCTCGTTTGGGGGCTGGTGCTCCTTCTTCAGCCTTAATACGGTCTTGAATTTGCTTCACTTCATCATATTCAGGCGTTCCTTTCTTCACGACACACCATGCCTCAGCCCTCGGCCCGTTCCACTCCTTTAACGCACGCATCCATGTATTTAAAACACCACCAGATAAGCGACCTGCACCTGCACCTGCACTTTCGGCCTGTTGTACCTGAATTTTTTTAGCGGGGAGAGTATTAAATCGCACTCCTACATCTTCCAAAGGTGCAGATGCGGGATGGTCAAACATATCGGCGTATTCATTATTTGTTTGCCAATTAGGTAATATAATACTCTGTTTCTTAGGCTTTTTACCTGCCCCTACAGTATATGCCACCGGCCCGGCATTATAATTATTTAAATTACTATTAGGTGAATTTGTTTTTTCAGCCTCACCTAAATAATTATTAACTAATCTTTTAATCTCTGCAGACATGATTTAAATATGATAAATTATGTATTAAACAGTATTGATATTATATAATATTAGGGTTTAATTGTTTAATATATAAAATATGAGTATCTCTAATCTTATATCCGCTAATAATGGTATTGATATTGCGTGTAATTCTATAACTACTCTAGGTCCTATGCCAGGGTCTGGTGACGTGGTCGGCCCGTCAATTAGTCAAAATGGTTATCTCGCCACTTATGATGGTAATACCGGTAAAATTATAAAATCTGACGCAAATATTGGAGCATCGGCAAATCGCCTACAGGCTTTTGATGGCTTTGGGTTACCCGCAGTGCTTGAAATCAATGGTGATATGTCTTTATTGGGGAGTGATATTGGTAATGTAGGGGCTGTTGGATGTGATAGTGTTAATACTGATATTATTGGTGCATTCGCAGGTTCTGAGGTTGTTTTTAATAATAAGCCTCAATCAGCCACCGCTCCAACCGTATCCAATGATTTAACAAATAAATTATATGTAGATACTCAAGTAGGTAATTTATATTGTATGATTGCGGACGGTGCTACTATAACTCAATCATCACTAGAAACAAGTTTATTAGCATCTGGAGTAGGAGATTTTGTAGGAACTCTAACAGTTCCAGCAGATGGGTTTGCGGTAGGCGATGCTTTTCATTTTGTGGTTGCGGGTGATTGTGTTTTTGACGAAGATAATGTAATAACATTAAATTTGAAAAATGGTGGTGTCCTTGCTACAATAACTATGGAATTAGAGAACACCACAGGCACAACATCATGGGAACTTGAAGCCGATTTTGTTATACGAAGTATCGGGGCAACGGGTAGCATTATCACAAATTTTGATTTTACATTTAACAAGAAAGCAATAAAAGACTTCAAGGGTGTCAGGAATGTCGTGGTTTCATCCATAGATACAACTGCCCCTAACACATTAGATATCACAGCGGAATTTACAACTGCCCTACAGCCATCAAGTATTACCGCTAAATTAGCATATCTTAAACGAATGCATTAAGGCTCGGATTAATTTATGGTAACTTAAAGACTTATTATTTTTTATATATATGTCAAGAATGGCTTTTACTGGTGATTGCGACAGGGATAATTTTGAGACTAATAGGCTGGGATGGGAAATTATACGTGAATATATACCACAGGATAAAAAAATATGGGCTCCTTTCTATTGTGATGGTATGCAAAAAGAATATTTTGAAGAAATGGGATATGACATTATCCATGAGGATGAGGATTTCTTTGAAGTAAAAGAGGGAAGAGGCGACGTCATTGTGGATAACCCACCCTTTTCAAAATTTAAAGATGTATGCGGGAGATTAAAAGAATTAGATATGCCGTTTATTATTATTGGTTTTAGTAAGGTATTATTATTAAAATGGTTTCAGAGGTTATTTAAAGATAATTTACAAGTAATTATACCGTTTACACGAATAACATTTTCAGAATACGGAAACGCTGATAACTCCAAATATACACCGCCATTCGGTACAATGTATTTTTGTTATAAGATGAATCTACCTAAAGACTTAATATTTATTGATTAAGTGCAATTAGGGGGTATTATTTGGGGGTGTGCCGGTTTTGTAATTATTAGTATATATAAAATTACAAATCCGGCACAGTCATTTATTTACTTTATTTTGAAGTCGGCACGGCTTATAAACGCCATTGGCGGTAATACGATATTTAATTTTATCAGTTATACACTTATCCAGACCGTGTAAATCTCCGCATTTATCAGTATAATGACCATAATGACCATTACATACGGCACAATACGCATTTTCTTTTTTCAGTGGTATATCGCCACATAAACTACAATTTAGGCAATTACGGGTATCAATCCACTTTTTAAGGCATCTTACATGATAAGAATGACCACATACTAAGTTTGCACGTTCATATGTCTCATCGCCACACATACAAACCATACAATCGGTATCATTACCAGGCACTCGGATTGCATAATTATTTAATAATTCATCAGATTTAGGTAAATATTCATAAGCCAACTCCATACTAAGTAAAAATATGACTACTAATAACGACACCGTATATCTTATATATAATTTAGGGTACATTTTAACACTGTGTTAATATATATTAATTAATAAAAAAAATATAATATAAAAATAAATATTTAATTATTACTTAGAAAAATAATATATTCATATATATATTAGAATTTATCATTATATTTAACATGGCGGATATTGAGGAATTCAAACCCCGTCTAATTGACACAAAGCAAGAAATACAAGATGACGGACGTATTTTAACAACAAAGACATATGAAAGGCGAGGTAAGGGCGGTAAATTACGTATTCAGAATGTCAAATATTACACAAAGGATGGAGGAAGAAAGGAATATAAGCGTCGTATTAACGATAATATTAAAAATGAGCGTGTGGAGGTTAAAAAAATGGTTAATAAACTTACATTAGCACAAATGCAGACAGTCAAGCACCTTATGAATGCTCTTATTACGCAGTAATTAACGATTCGTTAAACAAACCTGATTGTGTAGGACAAAGTCCTACACATAAAGTGGATATACAGACTGTATATTACCACAATAGGTAATATGAAAACCAGGCGGGAGTATAAGGTATTGTATATGCTTTTTTTCTATCAGCATCTAATATACCAGAATGACGTGTTCTATAGGCTTTTCTACACTTTCTATTTAAATGATTTAAATTAGAATACATACCGATTCTATCATAATACTGTTGATATCGCCTGTCTCCAAATTCTACAGTCTTTATTTTTTTATCGTTGGTGTCGTATATTTTAGCCTTATATTTTTTAGGAAATTTGCCCTTAGTAAATTTTACATACGCCACATCACGCCCATCTAATTTATCCATGATTATTATATGATTAACATATATTATATAATAAGCGTTATTTTTCTAATAAATGATAAAATATAATATATGATAAAATATAATGTTAAATATAATGTGTGTAAAATATACAATTAATTAATTATTTATTTTTACTTAAAGAAATAAATATATAAATATATAATTAGATATAAAAATATAGTTTTACTCATTATTGTTAATTTATCATATATTTAACACAGTGTTAAACAATTACTAAATATTATAAATATGACGGACTACATGAAGTCGGCTTATAAAATTCAGTGTGCTTCAAATAAAGCCCCCAAGGCGGGGCAATCCGTGTCTAAGCCAATACGCAAAACGGTACCTCAGGGCACTAAAACGTATGGCATTTTAACTGGAAAATGTAATAATTTAACTGTTGTAGATTTAGACACCGATAAATGGGCAGATTTCAATAATCACGATTTTATAAAAGAATTTAGTAAGGATTTTATTAAAAGGTTTAATACATATACAGTTGCCACGCCATCCGGCGGGTATCACTTATATTTTCAATACGAGGCTACGTTAAAAAACACTACTAATGATATTCAGTATATTGACATCCGCAATAATAACGGGTATGTTTGCAGGGGTATGGTTGATTATGTAAAGGGTGGTGTGCATAAAAAGGGTAAATATACAATTAAAAATAATGTAAGCCCTGCTACTATGCCCGATGACCTGTTAGAATACTTATATCACATTACCGGCAAAAAATCAGAAAATAATGAGCGTATATCCAATACCTTTATATATGACATACCGGTGGCCGATTGCTGGGAAATTGCACAAAAACTATTAGAAAAAGACCCGGATTACTTCGGCAAGTCGCAAAAATGGCATACATTTACTAATTTTAGTTCTCATATAACTAACGATAACGGAAAGTCGGCATGGGAACAATTTAGTAAATTATGTTTGCAAAAATACGATGAAACTAATAATGAACGTATATATGAACGCAGTAAAAATAACCCTTCTTGTGCATTAGAAGTAATTCTTAATGACGCAGATATGAAGGAGAGGGCTTGTTATTATAAATATAAGCCGTGGGATGACCTTGATTTTATCCGTGAATTAAGCAAGGCACGAAATACGCCAATTGATAATAAACTAATTGATGCTGTTATTAATCGGCCTAAATTAGGCTATGATTTTATTGACAGTTACGGTTGCGGATTTGATGTTTTAATTCATAGTGATATGGGTACGGGCAAGAGTACTAGTTTCGCTCATTATATCGCAGATAATGACTTAAAATTTATCTCTATTACATCACGTAGGCTGTTAGCGTATTCTCAATATGACGCTTTCAATAATGTTATTGAAGATGTAGATTATCAGCCCACATTATATGACTCTGGCATTAAATTAAATACTGGGATGTCGGTAATATGTCAAGTGGAGAGCCTTTTAAAATTGCAGAATTTTGATTTTAGTGAATATGTTATATTTATTGACGAGGTATCAAGCCTGATTAACCATATAGTTAAGTCGGATACGCTAAACAAGAACCGTTCATTGATTATTGAATTAATGTGTCGGATGATATCGCAATGTGCCCAATTGATAGGTGCAGATGCGGATGTTGATTTAGCGTGTCATATGCTGTTTAAGTCATTAAGGCCTAATTACCGCTATGTTGTAAATCAATATATTCATAATGATGGCGTCCCCTCGTTTGAATTTGAATCGTTAGACCAATTGATTGACCATGTGGCTACCTTAGATAAATTTATGATACCATGCGACAGTCTTAAGCAAAGCACTTATATTCATACTGAATTGCAAAAACGTGGTATTACCACAAAATTAATAACATCGGAGACAAATAACTCATCTGTTAATCTTGATGATCATGACCGTGTGATATACTCACCGGCTATTATTTACGGATTAGATTCTGTTATGAGAAGAGGCATTTATCCTGTCTATATAGGCCACACTATTAATCCCTATCATTTCGTTCAGCAGGTGTGCCGTTGCAGGTCTATTACTGAATTAGGCTATCTATTCATTAATAAATACGGCATTACAGTGCCTATTGACGGAGAATGGCAAAAAATACGTGAAAGTATTATCCAAACGCCTAAATATGACGATATAGAGTGTCTATATGCGTATTGTGAATGGGTTAAAAACTTTGACCTAATCACAATTAATAACTACAATGACGTCACTATGTCAAAGTTATATAATGAATTGTTTGTGTATTATGAGTATCGTGATGATGCGTTAAATTCTAATAAGTTTAAGCACTTCTTATTACAAATAAATAAGCGTGGCTTTAATAATGAGCACCGCTACATTAAAAATAGTTATTCACGTATAGCAAAGCAAAAGGATATTCAAAAATTTAAGAACTCACAATTTACACCGGATGAGTTAAATCCATACCATCAAAGAATTAATGACATATTACAAGTGCCACTTGATAAATTACCGCAATTCAATGAATATTTTACCGATAGTATTAAATTGCGGGGTCATTTTAATTATTGCAGGTGGCGACATGGCGATTATGCCGTAAATAAAACAATCGTAGCCGATACGCCGGATTTTAAGCAACAGATTTTAAAATCAGATAAAGCAAAGGTAGTATTCATACATAAATTTATGAAAACATATAATATTACTATATCCGAGGACACTGGCAAAGGCACTGGCAATGACATGCTAATATCCGCTACTGTGCCGGATAATGAAAATAAAAACAAAAAATTCACTATGGCAAGTAAAGTATTATTCGGGATAAAATCTAATAAATCGCAATTAGTAAGAGAAGGCGATATATACGTTCATTTTGGTAAGATACTTGGGTTATTAATGTGTAATGCAGATATAGTTGTTGATAAACGAGTTAGCGTTAAGAAAGATGGTGTCCGCACCCAGATTAGGAAGTATTATTTAAATGCAGATTATACTGCATGTAATGATAAATTATATAATTGGAGATGTGTGCCGGATAATTTAACATGTGATTATGACGATGAATTATAATGTGTGCCGGATTTGTATGTAGTGTGCCGGATTTGTAATATAATTTTTTGAATGAGGCTTAAATGCGACTACACAATATATAGTGGCTGTTAAGATACCTAAAATTAGGTGTGCCGGATTTGTAATTATTAGTATATGTATAATTACAAATCCGGCACACTTTTTTCTTATGTAGTTGCCTATAGTTATATGACGTATAATATTAATTAAGCCCTATTCAAAATAATAAAACGCAAATCCGGCACATAACCAAAATTATAATTAATCACAATTAAACCCTAAAAAAAATACATATTATAATACATATTTCTCTAAGATAAAATAATATTTAGTATTAGCGTATTAACCTAATCGCACGCTGACCCATATAATACTGAGGTGCTATTTTACCACACATTACCCAACGAGAACGCATTTTAATGATATTATCTATCGTTATTTTATCATAACCCCAATAACGGTCTAATACATAGCGGATTTGCTGACTTGCCCCAGAAGAAGGATATATGACTAACTTATGAGCCTCATTTAGAACAATACGTGTCTCTTTATAATTACTTATCATATGTGACGTGATGAGAATATGAACCTCATTATGTCGTCCCGTCTCAAGGATATCATTCTTTAACTGAGTTATCTCCTTCTTGACCTCGTTGTCACGTACAGTGTCCGTGTCGTCAAAGAGACATAAAGATTGATAAAAACATTCATCTGATGCTTCTAACTCCATTGCTAAAAACCCCTCATCAAGTGGTATCCGTGTGATATTTTCAATACCATCAAGGCTCTCATCGTCATCAACCTTACTAAACAGATATATATTTCTGTCCGGGAAAAGTTTATTATACTGCATAGCATACTGCTTACACCACCACGATTTACCGCTACCGCTCGGGGCACATATGTAAATACATTCACGACCGTCTATTTTAGGGATATAGTTGAATTGTCCATCTTCAATCTCAACATAACCAACCCGTTCTTCTTTAAATTTCTCTTTTATTTGCTTGAATAAATTTTGTAATTCGGGGTCTTTAGGTGCTATACCAGCATTTAAGGCACGTTTTAATATAGTGCTCTTTTTAATCCTATCACGGTATCCACAGTTATTTCGCTTACACACCTCTTCAATAATATGATTTAAAAGGTTCTTTTCTTGCTTTGTAAATGGTGCTTTGCTTGATACCATTAATTCTTCATCATCATGTAAATATACAATCTTGCCGTTACGTTCTCCGCCATTCACGATAGCCACCGGAACAGCCTTTTCACTGTCATCCCAATCTAAATAAGCCATATTCTTAATATAATATATTAATAAATATATATATTATACACATTCTAATCTCTAAATTCTAATTAAATAAGATTATTCTTATTAACAAGACGCTATATAAAAAATAATGTAAAGGATTTTAAATGGTCTTTTTTGTATCAAATACGTGTTAAACTAGCCAATATCATCAGTTAGAGCCAATACAACCCCATCAAATGACCTATAACCCATTTCTTTCTTTAAGTCTTTCAATAAGCGGTAATATTGCTCAATAGGTAATCCACGCCACATAAGCCTAATTAAACAATGACGGCCACATGTGGCTATATTACCGCCCTCTGCTTGTAATTTAAACTCATTATAATGGACTTCTCCGCCGTTTTCAATATGTTTCAGTAGCAATGATACTAAATAAGGATAATTCATATTTCTGGTGCGTTTTATATGGTCATCTATAAATTCAAATTGCTCATCCGGCTTATGGTTATAGCTATCATAGAATTCAACCTTGTTTCCTATTCTGAATAATAGCGTCCAGTGCCCAACATTCGGGCTCGTCTCGTATAATATAAATATTGCGTCATAATCACCAAATAACTCATCTATTGAACGATATTTATGAATATCCTTATATATCATTAATTTAGTATTTATCGTTGCATTTTGCAATAGGTCACTACCAGTTAAAGCATAATCCATCTTAAACAATTATATATATAATATATATACGTATTATATTTAATATATGTTAAACACGTGTTAAAATATGAATTACTTTCAGAAAAAGGACGATGACCATGTTTTTATTGATTTAAGCCAAAAATACGAAGACCAGGACGATGTAGATTCTTATGGAGCACCTATCCGTATCAACAAGAATTTCACTATTCCAATTATTGACCGACCAAGCGACTACCATATGATTATTGAGCGTTTCTTTGTACCGTCATATAGCACTCCTGCCTATATCTTTAATCCTGACCTCCCAGGTGTCGTTAATTTGACGTATAACGGGATAACAGAAAAACAACCACTAATTAATACTTTTGTATTGCCGAAGAACAGTTTAGGATTTCAGAATTTCTTATATCTGGTTCAGGACTGGATTGTTCTATTAAATACTGCTTATGAAACATGCTTAAATACGTTAAAGGCTACTGCTGGTGCTCCGGCGGCCGCCACAGCCCCATATTTCAAACTAAACCCACAATCAGGCTTAATATCGTTATATGCCGAAGAAGCGTATTATGACCAAACAATCTCCTTACCAATACAGGTCGGGGCGGATATTATCGTACAGAAACAAATTATGTTTTTAAAGGCAGATTTTACTCTAACCCAATCTTACGTATATTCACTTAATAAATATCTACACACATTTGAAATAGAGACCATAGGTGGTGTTGATTATATAGTCCAGACACAGGAGGGTTCATCTTCATTCGCATTTAATCCTATTCAGAAAATTCTTATCCTGTCTAATACGATACCTGTAAGGGCACAATTCACGCAGTTAAACAGTAGCAGTACGGACGAGCAATCAGGCACCAATTCATTAAATATTTTGCAAGATTTTAAGGTTAATAGTGAAAATGCAATCGGAGAGACACGTAAAGGGATTACATACGTGCCGAATAAGCGTATTCCCCTTGATTTAGTTAATGAAACCCCATTAAAACAAATGGATTTAGCGGTGTATTTTACGGACGTAAATAATAATCTTTATCCTATTACCCTATTGCGTGGTGAGCAATTTGATATCAAGATATCATTTAGCCGTATCGGGTCTATCCCGAGTAATTAAAAAAAATAATACTTTTATATTTTTATATTTTTTTGTTAATCACATGTTAGACATTAGTAATTATTACTTCAGTTGTGGTTGATTGTGGCTTTTTGCTATTAATCTTACGTTTGACATCTTGAATATTTACACACTTAAAATCTTTAAAATTATCTAATACTAATTTGACTGAATGATTTGACATACTGAATTTTGCCCCTGTGTCATGAATTTCGTGAATGCCTTGAAATAAGGTTTTATGTAAATCAATAGTAAATCCAGATGAATTATATGATGTAAATGACTTATTATTTTCTGGTGCGTATGGCGGGTCTAAATACACATAATCGCCGTCACCAACCTCATTTAATGCTTCTGTAAAATCACAGCATTGAAATACCACATCCTTAATTAAATCTGAAATTTGTAATAATTCATTAAGTGTCGGAAATGCTGGGTTTTTATAATGACCGTAAGCGACATTTAACTTGCCGTTTTTATTCTCTCTGTATAATCCCCTAAAACAGGTTTTATTCAGAAATAGAAAGCGTGAAGCCTGATGATATGTTAAACGCTCCATACGGTTAAAATCAGAACGCATATTGTAATAATATAATTCTTTATCGTCTGATTTCGTAAATTCATCAATATAGGATTTTAAAGTATTATACACAATTTCAGGATATGATTGAATTTGCTTATATACATTAATTAATTTGGCATTTAGGTCATAAGCGTAAATATCGCCATTAATCGTAATTTTACCCGCCTTTTTGAGTGAAAGCATCGCTAATAACACACTGCCACCACCTAAGAACGGTTCATGGTAGTTATTCATTTCTTTAGGCGTGTTTTCAAGAACATCATTAATTATTTGGGTTTTACCCCCGACCCATTTAATAAACGGTTTCTGAATTGACATTATTGTAAATATATAAATTTGTTATATTTATTATTTTACACTATTATATATACTATATAAAAATCTTTTCTTTAAGTAGAAATTCATTTTACATATTTATGTAAAAAATATATATTTGTTTTTTTATATTTTACTTATTAATATTATACGGGCGGTCTGGCGGATTATTAACCCTATATACGTATTGTTCATTCATTGCGTGTCTTTTAATATGCTCACGTTGCATTTCAACCTCATTCATAGACACATCAGCACGTGAACTATAACTATTATTAACCTCTGGTATTCCACAGTAATAATTATAACCCATGCCCCCGCCACTGGTTATAGCGATATTACGCCGTGAGGCCAGTAGTTTGCGTTCATAATTGCTACTCATTATATCCTATTAGAGAAATAAAACCTTATATAATATAATCCTTTTATAACTTTATATTATATTTAAGTAAAGTAAAGTAAAGTAATTAATAAGTGTTTAACATTGTGTTTAACATTGTGTTTAACACGTGTTTATCATGTCTCTTCTACCGTCTCCAGTGGCTGTAATGCCGATGCGGACTAAAATTACGCATGTGGATGAACCAGTCACTTATGAGGCTTACCTTGGCGGTAGCGAAGTCACTTATAAGGAGACCCCGGCGTCGTCGTTCAGTGCGTCTCAGTGCTCCTTTCAGTGCAATCCGCCATCCCCCCAAATCTTTATTTCTCGTGATGTGCAACTGAAGGCTAAACTGCGTATTACGCTTAATACTACGGCTGTTCCTGGGGCTTTTCCGTTCCAGAGTGGTAAATCCGCCCTACGTGCTCTCCCGTTAAGTCAAATCATGAGTAACCTCCAATTGACCGTAAACAACACGACCTTGACTTCTGAAGTTTCTGAAATTTGCAATGAGTTCAGCCTCAATGATGAAGATGAGAAGGCACAGGCTAATATGTCTCTTGCTCCATCGTTTCCCGACCAGTCGCAGGATTATGAAAGTCTTGTGAATTCTAACCGCAACTGCCTTGCTCAATATGGAGAGAAGACGCATTCGCCGTTCCGTGGTGGCTTCCCTGCCGATTCTATCACCCAGGTTCTCGGCGGGTCTTCTGCGGTGCTTGAATATACTATTACTGAACCTCTGCCGATCTCACCGATGCTGAAGGCCGGTCAGGACGGTAAGGGTCTCTATGGTGTGCAGTCTATGTCTGTTACTATTCAGTGGCTTACTAATCTTGCCCGTGTTTGGAGTGCTGCAAGCAGTTCTAACATTAATTCGGTTGATGTAGAGTTTGTAAATGCCCCTTCGCTCTTATTTAAGTATGTGACGCCTTCGTCTATGCAAGAATTGAACGATATCCGCAGTCTTGATTATAATTACCATAAGACCGAGGTCTATAAGTCGCAGTCTCGTGTTCTCATTAGCGGTGATGAGCAAACGCTTCTTTCGCCGTCAATTCAATTGAATACCGTACCGAAATATATTGCAGTGTATGCTAAGCAACAGCAGAACGACCGTACGGCCTTTACTACTGATAGTTGGTGTGCAGTTCAGTCTATGAGGGTTAATTGGGCTAATAGTCCCGCTAATCTCGTTGGGGCGACACAGGAGGAATTATACCGCATTACTCAAGGAAATGGCGTTGATATGTCGTGGCCGGATTTCTGCGGTAAGGAATTACCCTTTATTTCTGGTTCTGCTTCAAATCCAGTACGTGGCCGTGGCGGTGTTATGTTTCTTAAATTCGGCAAGGATTTTGCTTCTTCGGATGGTAGCGTTAGCGTCGGGACACCTGGAGTTTATAACCTTCAGGTTGAGGCAAGAATGAAGAATGTAAGTGCGTCTTCTCAGAATGTCGTACTTTACGTTGTACCGCTGTATGATGGTGTTATGACTATCGCAGGTAACCAAGCCATGACGCAACTTGCTATTCTTTCTCAGGGCAATGTTCTTGATAGCCAGGAGGAAGCCAATGAGGAGGGCTCACTTGATGCTTCTTCGGCGGAAGGTCATGGATTCTGGCAGGATATCGGCAAATTCGCTAAATCCGCTGTGCCTTATGTTAGAACGGCCAGGAAGGTAGGTCAGGCGGTCAGCGGGGCAATCCCCGACCCCAGAGCCCAGGCAGTGAAGGGCGTTCTTGACGTGGCCGAACAGGCCGGGCTTGGTATGACTGGCGGACAGCGTTATCGCAAGCATGATGAGAAGGAAGGAATGCGTCAGTATCACCTTCTCCCGGAACGCATGGGACGACCCAAGAAGGCCTCTGCTGAGGGCAAAGCCCTGACTGGTGGTGCTAAGATGTCTAAGGCCGAACTTCGCCGTGCCCTTGCGATGTAAAATTATATTAATAATAAAATAAAATCATATATTTGAATTAATTAATTATTTATTTTTTCAAAAAAAAACATTTATGTATATATATAAATATATAAATATAAATCATGGCTGAACAACAAAACGAAGAATGGCGAGTGATTAATAATCACCCAAAATACCAGATTTCTAATATAGGAAACGTGCGTAAAGAGATTAAAAACGGGTATAAATCTATTTCTTTACAAACAAATCAAGGATATAAATATGTTCAATTATGGAAGAATAATGAACGTGAAAATTACAGGGTTCATCGCTTAGTTGCCTTTGCATTTCTCGGTGGTCAATTGCCAAATAAGCCACAAATAGACCATATTGACAGAAACAGGGCTAATAACAACGTAGATAATCTTAGATGGTGTGATGCTCGTGAAAATGCCTTAAATCGCATAACAAACCGTGATGATATACCGGCAAATATTACAAATCCGATAGAAAGGTATAAATTACGTGAAAATGCGTATCGGTCTGTTTCTTTACAGTGTGATTGTGGTGCTAAAGTATCACGTAGGTGGGTATCAATCCACAATAAAACTAAAAAACACATTAGATTTATGGAAATTAACGATGAAAACGATGAAAATGATAATGTAAATGTCAATTAAATATATATCACATATATATAAGCATAAATATGGACAATACGGATATAATACAATGCAAAAAGTGCTATTATGTGTGGCATCATTGTATGTGTCCGCAAATTATTGCTATAAATGAAACACAAACAAAGCCAATTGCAATAATATGTCAAATATGCAATAAAAATATCGTTAATTGTTTATGTTGCAATCAATGCAGGAGGGCGAGATGCGTATGTCATCACTAACTCCGCCGAGTAAAACTATATTTTTTTTATGAATATTATTTTACATACCCATTTTAACATTAAATTTAAATTTAATGCATGTTTAATTTAAGTAAAAACATATTTAAGCCCATATTTAACTATTTACACGGCGGAATACATTAAAAATCATAGTTTAGTTTAATTACGAGTTAAAAAATAGATTT